GTCAAATCCGACTGCCAGGCGGTACAGGCGAACCTGCTGCGAGCCTTTGACCTGATGGGTGGATTCCGGGCGCAGAGCCTGCAGGCAACCATTGTGGATAACGTTTTGCATATTACATTTGATGTGAGGTATTCGGAACTAAAAATAGAGGAGTTTACTAAAATGCAAACCCAAACCACGAACACAAATTTGTAAAGGAGTGTGAAAAATGGGCGGAACTTGGACTTCCCAAAACAAGATACTCCCTGGCGCCTATATTAACTTTCTGACCAATGCCCCGTTGTCAATTACAGTTGGTGACAGGGGCATTGTTGCTTTGCTGCAGGAGGTTAGCAAAGGCAATAAGGGAGATATTTACCGAATTACGGCCTTGGACCAGAGCCAGTGGCCGGCAGGAGTTACTACGGGAGACAAATTGCTGGCAAGTGAAGCACTGAAGGGTGCGCAAACGGTACTTGTGTATAACCTGGGTAATACAGGCCATACAGCGGCCGATGTAACAGCCGCACTGCAGGCTCTTAAGACAGAAAACTTCAATGTGCTCTGCTATCCGTATGATGACGAAGGCTCTGTCACAATAAAATCATCTATCCAGACTTGGGTTGAGGCTATGCGCAATGCTGAAGGGGTAAAAATCCAGGCTGTGCTGGCCAATCATAATGCGGATAGTGAAGCAATAATCAATGTTACCCAGGGCGTGAAACTCGTAGACGGAACAGTATTAACGCCAGCTCAAACAACCGCATGGGTGGCGGGTATAACTGCCGGGGCGAACATCAACCAGTCCAACACGGGCCGAAAATATGTCGGTGCCGTTGATGTTGTGCCGAGAATGACAAAGTCAGAGATGGAGACTGCCATTGATGGTGGGAAATTCATCTTCAAGGTGGACAGCGCTCAGAACGTCACGGTGGTTTATGACATCAATTCACTTACCACTGACACCCCGGAGAAAGGCAAACAGTTTACAAAGAACAGAGTAATCCGCACCATTGATGGTATTAATAATGACATCACTACTATTTTTGAAAGTAATTATGTCGGCAAGGTTGATAACAACCCTGATGGCCGGTCCCTGTTGCGGGCTACCCTGATTGAGTATTTCAACGAACTGCAGCGACTGAACGCTATCCAAAACTTTGTCCCTGAAGATGTAACTGTATCACCGGGGGTAGATAAAGATGCAGTAGTAATTGATTGCTACATCCAGCCAGTGGACAGCGTTGAGAAAATCTATATTACCGTGAACTTGTCGTAAGGGAGGGATAGAGAGTGGCTGAGAACTACACAAGGCTTCCGGATACTATTTCCGCCCGTGAAGGGAAAGCATATATCACCATAGACGGGCAGAATAGAGAACTGTTTGAAATATCGGCCCTGACTGCCCAGTTAGATTTGACTGTGCAGGAAAGAAGGATGCTTGGTCACAGGATGACCCAGCACAAGGTTGTCGGGGCAGCAGGTACAGGATCCATGACCATGTACTTTATGAACAGTGAGATGCTGAACCAGGCCATTCAGTATCTACGGACCGGTAATTATCGGGGCTTGAAATTACAAGTAAAGAACGAGGACCCGCAGAGCACCGTAGGCAGGCAGGAAGTTGTGCTGCTGAACGTGATCCTGGCAACCATTCCGGTGGCGACACTGGACGACCAGTCTGATGACCCGATAACCTTTGATACTGACTTTACATTTGACGATATTGAGGTTCTCGAAAGCTTCAATCTGCCGGAGAATTACAGATAAGGGGTAGGGGTGTCACCTACCCTTTATCAAATTAATTTTAGGAGGGGAAATGTATGAGTTCGTTGAAGGCTTTTCTAAATCCTGTTCGGGTTGAGAATAAGGAAGTGATTGTTTCTAACAGATTTCAGGAAGACGGTAAGCCCGTACCATTTATAATCAAGCCTATTTCCGAAAAAGAAAATGAACAGTTGCTCAGAAAGTATACCAAGAAAGACAAGAAGACTGGCCAAGAGGTGCTGGACAGGACAGCATATTCGCATGCCTTAGTAGCAGCAGCTGTAGTTTACCCGGATCTGAAAAGTGCTGAACTGCAGAAGGCATATGGAGTGCTTGGAGAAGCCGAGCTCCTTAATGCAATGCTTACCATTGGCGAATATGCCAAGCTATCGCAGGCAGTTACTGAACTGTCTGGATTGGATGAGGATATAAACGACCTCATTGAAGACGCAAAAAACGGATAAAGCAGGGCGATGCAGAGTTTAACCTGGCTCACTTCGCCCTGCAAAAACTTCATATTTTGCCTTCTACCCTGGCAGAAATGAGCGATAGGGAGAAGGCATTTATTTATGCAAGTATCCAAGTGAGAATTGAGCAGGAGAAGAGAGAAGCTAACAGGCTCAAAACTGGCCGGGGAAGGAGGCGAAGATAGTGGCAAGCCTCAAAGCAATATTTAAGCTAATCGATGGATATACGAAAACGATTGATGAGATTGCTCAAAAAACGGATGTCGCAACTGATAAGATCGAAAAAGCCAGCAAGTCAACAGACAAGTTCAATCAGCAACTGAAAAATACAGAAATGGCATCATCAAGGGCGAGCTCCGGGATCGAAAGACTTGTTAAAGGTCTTATAGGCATAGCAACAGTAAAGAAAATTATAGATTTATCCGATGAAATGTCTCAAACAACGGCAAGGCTTGACCTTATTAATGACGGTTTGCAAACTACGGAAGAATTACAAGATATGATAATGGCAGCAGCTAACCGCTCAAGAGCCTCATACACTACTATGGCCGACGTTGTAGCTAAACTGAGCATGAGAGCAGGAAAAGCATTTAATAATTCTAACAAGGAAGTAATAGCATTCGCTGAAACTCTTAATAAAATGTTTGTTATTGCTGAAGCAAGTCAAGAGGAAATAAGGTCGGTCAGCCTGCAGCTCACGCAGGCTTTAGGTAGTGGAGTACTCCGTGGTGATGAATTGAATGCCGTGTTTGAAGCTGCACCAAATATAATACAAGCTATTGCGGATTATATGGATGTTGACATCGGCAAAATAAGAGATATGGCAGCCGAAGGGCAAATTACCGCTGATATTGTAAAAAATGCTATGTTCGCTGCGGCCGATGAGGTTAATAAGCAGTTTGAGAATATGCCGATGACATTCGGGCAAGCCTGGAACATCATACAGAATAGTTTGTTAAAAACATTCCTGCCTCTTATTCAGACTATAGCAAAAGGCGCTCAATGGATAGCTGATAATTGGAGTAATATAGAACCTGTCTTTTATGGAGCTGCGGCAGCAGTTGGCTTTTTTACAGTTGCAACGTGGATTGCTACGGGAGCCGCAAAAGCCTTCTTTGCGACCCTTTTGTCAAATCCTTTATTTTGGATAGCGCTTGCCATTGGCGCCGTGATAGCGGTAATTTACAAATGGGTTCAGTCCGTTGGTGGCATAAAAATAGCCTGGATGATTGCGATGAACGCGATCTTGACTGCTTGGGATTGGGTTAAAATCGGCCTTACGACCGGCGTGTACTGGGTAATAGACCTGTTTAATAAAATGCAGATTACTTTCAAAAAGGTATCTGTCAATACCGCTAACTTTATGGGGGATATGAAGGCAACCGTCCTTATGCTGCTCCAGAACCTTGTGAACGGAGCCATAGATATTATTAACGGCTTCATCGAAGTTTTAAACAAGATTCCTGGCGTATCTATTGACACCATAGAACACGTCACATTCGGCACAAATGCACAGCTTGAAAATGAAGCCGCCAAACAGGCCAGGCAGCAAGACTTGGAAAAGTATATAGCAGATATTGAAGCTGGCAAGGCTGGACGAGATCAAAAGCTCGAACAAATGAAAGCTGATGCTTTAGCAGCTACCGCTGAAAGACAGCTTGAAATCGCTAATGCTCAAGCTGAGGCTAAAGCTAATGCGGAAAAAGCGGCAGAGTCGCATCTGCCGGAATTTACTCCGTTCGATCCCGGAATTATCCAAGGCACCGGTAAAAATGGGAAACTTGAAGTTGACATGTCAGACGAGGACCTTAAATACCTGCGTGACATCGCTGAAAGAGATTACATCAACAAATTTACCACTGCTACCCTGGCTCCCAATATCCAGATAAGCTTTGGCGATGTGCATCAGGAAGCTGATGCTGACAAAGTGGCTGGCCGTATAAGAAAGATACTCCAGGAAGAAATTGCTGTGGCCGCAGAAGGGAGTTATGCCTGATGAGCTATGCAGTGTTTTTTGATAAAGACAACGTGACAATTCGGCTTCCCGTGAACCCGGAGCAAATTGAGATAACTTCGGTACAGGCTAATGAAAAGTATGAGATCCTTAAGCTCGGCCAGATTGCCATACCTACGCATATGGAACTGGCCGAGTATTCTTTTGAATGCGAACTGCCTTACCGGGCTTTGCACTATGTCGAGACATCCGGGGGCTTCCGTGATGCCGACTATTACTTGAGGTTATTTCGGCAGTGGCGGGAAGCGAAGGGACCGGTCCGGTTTATTGCCAGTAACGGCATCGGGGACGACATCAATACCCCCGTGCTCATTGAAGAGCTTACAATTACCGAAAAAGCCGGTGAAGAAGGAGATAAATACGTCAGCTTTCAACTCCTGGAATACCGGGAGTTTGGTAAAAAAGCTGTTGTAGTGACAACACCGACACCTGCTGGAACAGTAGTAGCAACGGCAAAAAAGGAAGAACCGGCTCCAGCAGTAAATCCCAAGAGCACCGGGACCCATATTGTTCAGCCAGGCGATACTCTCTGGGCCATAGCAAAGAAATACTACGGAAACGGGAATCAATATCCAAGGATAGTGAATGCGAACAAAGACAAGATTAAGAACCCTAACCTGATTTTTCCCGGCCAACAGTTGGTGATTCCGTCATGATTGAATTCTTGGTTGAAGTGAATGGCCAAATATACGAGATAAGCGAGCTTGTGAAATCCGTATCATACACAGACAAATTGAATGACGGATGTAGCAAGCTCGAATTTTCTTATATTGATGATGATTTGAGGATACAGAATGGAAGTGTGGTGCGGTTTAAGTATAACGGTGCAAATATTTTTTACGGCTATGTGTTTAAGCATGAGCAGAACAAAGCAAAGGAGATTACTGTCACCGCCTATGATCAGCTCAGGTATTGCAAAGCCAAGGATACGATTGTTGTAAAAAATGATACCATAGACAGCCTTGTGCGTAAGATGTGTAATTACTTCGGCTTAAAGGCCGGTACGCTCACCAGCACCGGCTACAAATTGCCGGTCAGCGTCCAGGATGACAAGACTTGGTTGGATATTATCTACAATGCCGTAAGCGATACGCTGATGAACACAGGAAAATGGTACTGCCTGCGTGATGAGTTCGGCAGTATAGCAGTCCGGGACCTGGAAGAACTGCAGCTTGACCTTGTGCTTGGCGATGAAAGCCTGGCGTATGAATATGAATACCAGAAGTCCATTGATGATAATTTCTACAACCAGATTAAGATCGTAAGCGACAACGAAAGCACAGGAAAACGAGATGCCTATATTACCAAGGACAGCGGCTCCATAGCTAAATATGGCCTCCTGCAGTATTTTGAAGTGTTAGATAAGAATTATAACCCCTCCCAGGCCAAAGCAAAGGCCGATGCACTTCTGAAGCTCTACAATCGAGAAGTTGAGACATTGGAGTTGGATTGTCTCGGTGATACGAAAGTGCGGGCAGGCACCAGCTTTTTCGGGCAGATTGAGGATATTAACCTGAACAGACGGTTGATAGTGAGATCCGTGACCCATAAGTTTATCCCGGTCCATACCATGAGCCTGGAGGTGATGATATGATTAATGAGATAAAGACCGTAATCCAGAACTATCTTAATAACGCCAAGTTATGCAGGTTTATGGTGGGAACAGTTACAAGCGACGGCATAAAGGTGAGCGATAAGCTCACCATACCGAATGAACTTATAGTAGGTAATCTTAAGAAAAATCTAAGCGTTGGCCGAAAAGTGAGGTTGCTCCAAAATCACGGTGGCCAGCAGTTTTACATTTTGGAGGTGATAGACGAGTGATACCTCAAAGCAATATAGATGTAGAATTATCTTTGGATGAAAGCATAGAAACTAGCCGGACTTATAGAATGGTTGGCGATAGAATTCAGGGGTATACAGATGGCCTTGATGCTCTCAAACAAGCTATATATAAGGTGCTCAACACAGAGCGATATGAGTACCCGATATATAGCTTTAATTATGGGATTGAGCTTGAAAATCTCATCGGTAAAGATCCTGTGTATGTTCAAATTGAATTAAAACGCAGAATCCGGGAGTGCCTCCTTAGGGATGACAGAATTACGGAAGTAAATAATTTCAAGTTTGAATTCAACGGGGACCAGTTAAAATGTACCTTTGACGTTCACAACATCTTTGGAAATTTAACCATCTCCCGGGAGGTGAGTATTTGATGTGGGAAGACATGACGTTTGAAAATATACTCAATGATATGCTAGAAAGGGTACCAAACGATACTGACAAAAGACCCGGTTCGGTTATCTACGATGCTCTTGCCCCAGCGGCTTACAAACTAGCCGAAGCATATTTCTTGCTGCGAAATTATGTTGACCTATTTTTCGCCGATACGGCTGTGGGGGAATTTCTTTCTCGAAGAACTGCCGAATTAGGGATAACAAGGCATCCTGCCACAAAAGCAATACGCAAGATTATTACTAATGTCCCAGTGGATGTTGGCACAAGATGGGGGCTTGAAGATACAACGTACGTCATCATAGAAAAAATAACTGACACAGAATATAAGGCCGAATGTGAGCAACTAGGAAGCATCGGGAACGCCTATTCCGGCCCGCTTGACAACATCGACA